TGATAACTTCTTGAAGGTATCACTTTTCAGAAATAATCCAAGTGCAATCAATAACCCACCAATCGCAAGAGTAGAAAGAAGTGCTTTTGCACCACCTATTAACACCTTCTTACTATTCGCCCACATTCCAGCGATGCCCGCCCCAATTTTATCAAGCCGGTCGCCATTCTTCTTTGCATCAGCCCGCATATCTTCTCTTATTTGTTTTTTAGCAGCAGGAGTCTCTGCATCTGCAAGGCGTTGTTTAAAGTCTTCTTTTCGTGCCTCAAAACTCAGTTTAGAATATTCTTTATTGTCCTCTGCAATCTTACCCTGATCTTCCAGTTGTTTTTTCATTGCAACTGCCTGACCAGCAGATGATTGTTGCCATTCCGCAGTTGCCTCTGCCTTCTCAGCAGTGATCTGCATATTCAAGTTTAGTTCATCAAGAGCATTTTGAGCCTCTGCTTTTTCTTTTGTTGGTCCAAGACTTGAATTTATTTGTTTTATAAGCTCTTTATGTTGTTCTTGATTTGCTTTGAGTTCAGCCGCCGCACCATCCTTGATGGCGGCCGCAGTTTTAGCATTCTCCCTTGCAAGTTTTTGTTGGACGCCTGCAAGGTTACTGAAACTTTTTTCTAACTCTGACGCAAGAGATTGATTCTCCTTTGCAGCTTTGGCTGCTGCAATTTTTTCAACAGCATTTACTAAATCTTTAGCATTATCTTTATCGGCCATGACTTATTCCTTATTTCTTTTTCGTAAGTGCTTGTGCGCCAAAGAACGCTGCGACGATACCAGCAACCGCAATGAAGTATACTCCCGCCATATCACCAAGAATCTTAGCTGCTTGATCCATATTGAAGACTGTTGCAAGGACTACGATAACAGGATATAACAACATACCACCAAGTGAGTACCATGCCATTGTACGTTGTGCATCACGCATTGCATCAGCATCCTCAAGTTCTTTGCGTTTGAATTCCAAGAACATATCATGTTCTTCTTTGGATACATCACCATCACCATTCGTATCTGCTGGATGGTAACTTGATTTTCTGATTTCTTCTTCGCTCATTTGACTAGCTCCTGTTTTTTCTTTCTTGTTTTTCGTACTCCGCTTTCTCTTCCTCTAAATGGTGTACCAATAAACCAGAATATATTTCTCTCTCCCACGGTATCATATTCTCCAATTCAGTCAAACTCCAATTGTGATGCTGTATCATTGCAAAATTTTGTTTATAATAATTCTCCACAGAGTCATGAGACAGCCCTATTCTAAAAAACTTTCAAGCCCCTCCAGCAATACTTCACTCTTTACCTTTGTCTTCGGGTTGGTAACATCAATAACGTGTCGCAATTTTGGCATTGTTTCAAAAAACTTCATCACATTTTCTAACTGCTCTGTGTTAAACGAATCAATAAATTCTGTAATTTCATCCTGTGTCATATCAATTCTGGTGATTATTTCCTCTCCATTAACAACACTGTCGATACATTCATAAACCATAATCATAGACTGTTCGAATTCACCAAAATTATCATTTAACCCTTTAAGGTCTTTCAGTCGTGGATATCTTAAATTCAATTTGATATCTTTTGTGATTTCAATTTCTTGTGAGTGTTCTACAGTACGTTGTACCTGAATTTCGTCTAGGTTAATTTTAACCTCAACCGTAGTTTCCTCATCATCTGGGCATATAACACTTAGCGTCACAACAGCACCAGAAGATTTTGATCTTATTTGTAAAAACACATATTCGACATCAAACATTGGAACATTATTAACATCCAAAGCACCAAAGGTGCAAGCATGTATCAAATTCGCCATAGCATCAGTTATTTCTTGTTCATCATTAGATTCTTGAGCAATCATCAAAATCTTTTGCTCTTTGACCAAGAATGGCCTAAATTTAATTTCCTCCTGTGTTGATGGTAGTGTTAGTGTGTACTCCGAAGTTTGTAGTTTAGGTAACGCCATAATGTTTCATCCTTTATCATAATCTGCTTAACCGAGTCTGCTTAACACTTTCGGTATGTTCGCATTAATTGTTCGTTCTGCACCTGTAATTACTGTATCAAGAACCTTCTCCATAAGGTTAGGTGGTTGGTTAGTGATGTCAAGTGTTTCCCAGTATCTATACTGCATGGTAATGGGTATTTTTATAATATCACTAGCTGGACCCGCATCAAAAGATGATGGACCAATCTCTTTTGGGAAACACTCCATAAGTTTAATTCCGTAACGGCGAGTATTTTTTACGTCAAGGACATAGATTTCAATTTCTTTAATGTAATCCCTATAGTACTTGACATTCCACGTTCCCTTGTCCCATGCCATCTCTTGCCAACTCTCAAAGAATACTCTTTCCTCTAGGTCACTACTTGCTTGGAAGGTCATTGAGAGTGTACCACCAAATGTAATACCGTCAACAATCTCTGGGGCAATACCATACATGTTGCTGTCTACTGACGTATTAAGAGCTCTCCCCGGCAGATCAAGAGCTTCACATCGCATAGAAACCTTTCGAGCATCTCCCGCAGCAGGGGATGTTATAATAACCTCATACCGGCTTGGTAGTGCATATCCATTATCACTATGGAACTCTGATAGGAAATTATTAATCACACCAAATGCGGTTGATTCTACAAAATTTGCTAGTGTAGCCATTAGATCATTCCCCTCGAATCTGCCCATACCTCTGATGCTTTTGCTTTCTTAAACCTCTGTACAGGTAGGAGAGTTGCGATTGTAAATTCATCTGCATCAATCCTACGAAACTGTGACTTGGTTTGACCAGCAAGGTATTTGTGTATGGTTGGTTTGATAAGTTTTACGCTTTTTAATTTCTGATAATCAACAATAAGTTTTGTTGTATAATCAAATGCGGTATTGTTTGAATAATCTACCAAACGATCAAGCAACTTAATTCTCAGGGGAATTGGTAGATAGTGAAGATTGATACCCAGAAACCCGTCTGAATACATTTCTAGTGGCAGTACCAGTGGGAATGTGTCATAGTATGGTAGGGTCTTCTTGAACTTTGGGTCATACATAAACATGTTCAACTTACCATAGAACGGCTTGTTGTTCCTCTTACCATCCCGTATGAGGTCAAGTGAACTTGGTGTACCAAATTCTTTGATCTTTTCTCTATACCAAGCAGTAGATTTTGGGCGACCCTTTGCCTCATCCTTAACTGCTTGCATGTATTTACTAATTGCCATATGTCTATTTATACGAAATACCCAGATGATCTTCAGTTAAAATCTTGAACTCCATACCATTATCTGCACACCATTCTGTTGCATATCGCCACTTAGCATCGTTCACACCATAGGTTATAACCTCATTCATCCATCGTCTGGTTCGCCTCTTGGGTTCCTTGGGTGGTTTGCACTGCACCTTTGGTTTAACCTCAATTACCATCTTCTTAATCGCACCATCAGCCTGTTTGACCTTGATATAGAAATCTGGAAAGTATCTGTGCATACGGCCATCTTTAGGTGATAAATAGGGTATAATGATCTCTTCACTACCCCATTCAATTATGGATTTGCTGTTATCACAGTATACCATAAACTTACGTTCCCAGAGAGAACGATAAACTATGTTCTGTGAATTACCCTTATATTTTTCGGGTTTGGTTGGTGTGTATCGACCTTTGTATGACATCTTATAAATAGTTCCACTAGAGTAATAAGGATATTTAGACATGGCATTAAGAGACGCTTTCGTAAACATCGCAAAGAACGCAGCAGCTAGTGCTGCAACAGGTTTTGTTAGTGGAGTTGCTAGTAGTCTAAGGTCGGGGTTGGGTGGTTCATCCTCTAGTTCTGGGTCTAGTCCTCTACAAACTAATTTTAATCCAGAACCATCAATTCTTCTGTATCCCTCTGATGTTGGTACTAACATGCACCAAGCAAGTTATATCCTGTTTGCTCGTCATTCTGTGTCGGGTGCAAAGGTTAAACCAGCAAAACATGCACCAAAAGTTACTTGGCATCAAGCCCTTGCTACCCTCCCCAACGGCGTACATCAAGAAGCTGTTCGAAAAAAACAAGCAAAAATGCAAGACGAAGCAGATGGAGCAGCTGCTCAGTCTCAAGCCACGGGTGGTGCTGGACCTAATGGCACAAGTAGATCACTACTATTGCAACGCAGGAATGTTCAAAGAACTGGAACCGCTATCGGATTGTATATGCCACCTTCTGTCAATGTCAGTTACAATATGGATTACAGTGAGGGTGAGATTGGTGTGATGGGTGAAGCGCTCTATGGGTTGTTTAAGGATTATCAAGAAGGAACACTTGGATTTGACTCATTTTCTAAACAAGCTGGTCTGATGGGAACAGGTCTTGAAAAACTGGGTGTGGGTATGATTGACAAAGTTATTCCCGGCGCAAAGGATTTGTATGCAATTGAACAGGGTGCAATTATTACACCCAGAACAGAGATGATGTTTAGGGGCACTGGTAGAAGGTCATTTTCTTTTTCTTTCACATTCATTCCAAAAGACAGGACAGAAACAAAAATAGTTCATGACATCATAAAAGAGTTTAAAGTTGGTATGTCTCCCACATTTAAAACTTCAGGCAGCACAAGAGAGATGACCATTCCTGATGTATTCTCAATTCAATACATGCATATAAATTCACAGAATCAATACATCAATAAAATTGGTAAATGTTATTTAAAGACAATGGATGTATCGTATGGTGGGGACAAGTTTGTAACATATAATGAAGATATGCTTGCTGAACTTGATGGCGTAGCCCC